CAAACAGAGCAGGATTGGCCCGATCCCCCCGGCGAAGGTGCCGACTGCCTCCCCCGGAGGCCTTCCAAGACCCCAAACCTCGAAGAGGAGAGAGCATGGAAGGAATGGGAGCTTAAATACAAGGCGCGAAGGGATAATTTAATTGCTGACGGAAAATTGGTTCACAGAGACGACATAAAGGCAGCATTCAGCGGTGTTTTGGCGGAACTATTAAACCGTGCGCATGAGGTAGGGCTTCAAATCAAGCTGCAAATGCCCCAATTGACCACAGAAGAGGTTTGCATCATAGATAAAGTGGTGCTCAGCATCTTTGAAGAGGTATCCAACCTTAATTATGAGAACCTAGGCCGTGATCAATAGAGACGTTCCTGCCCTTGCAAGGGAATTTGCCAGCCTACTTAAACCAAGACCGCCGATTAGCGCCCTGGATTATGCGGAAGAGCATTTCTATGTCACTGGTGGAGAAACCACCATGCGGTGGATAACAAGACCCTATCAGCGCGATTGGCTTTTGGCGGTTTCCGATCCCAATGTGCAGTGTATTGTCTGCAAAAAACCTGCAAGGATCGGATGGAGTGAGTTTGTCAAATTTGTCATTCAATGGTTTGTCGATTGGAAACGCAAAACCAAGGCTTAGGGACCTGTTTGATTATTCCGGCAGCAAAAAGGCACTACCCAATAACAAAGACTTAAAAGTAGCCAAAAACGGCGCCCTCGTTCAGTTTGTCAACGCGGGCTCCCCCAGTTCAGCTCGTGGCGTCAACCGTCCAGTGGTGCTGATGGAAGAGGTATCCGGTTGGTATGAGATCAAGGAAGGAAGCGCACTTGAAAACTACAAAAGACGAGCGGATACATCCGTAAGCCCATTCTACACAATAGGCGCAACACCTGTTCACGTTGGGGACCACATTGAAGTGGCCTTCTTGATGGGCGATCAACAATATAGGTACTACCCCTGTCCGCATTGCGGCAATTACGACGAACTGATGACGCGTGATGCGTGGAAGCGGTTCATCACTGAGGGCGAGCACGCCGGCAAGAAACGATGTGGCTATTGTGAAGAGTTAATCGAATACAAGCATTTGCGGTGGATGGATGAAAACGCGGGATGGGCGTGTCCGCTTGGCTTGGACCGCACAAACCAAGTCTTCTTGGATGATGAAGGCCAGCCGATCTGGCGGTCACAGCAGCACGGTCCAGGTCAGAGCTACCACACTGGACAGAAATGGACAAATATAGCCAGGGAACATCGAATTGCAAAGGAGGAACTACGAAAAGGCAGGCCCGAACGAATGATGTCATTCCACATGACCATGATGGGCATCGCGTGGGAGCCCTCCTACGCCTCTCAGATCACCGCCGAGGGCCTGAAGAAACGCCGCCTTGACGAGCAGGCCGGCAACAACTACCCCCCTGAAGGCGCGACCTGGGAAGCCCCACGCGGGGTCCTGGCGGTCACGATCGGTGTGGACACCCAGGGCGGCGGTGGCGAGACGGTCGGCGAGGGGTTTGCGGTTCACGTCTGGGGCTGGGGAGCGGGGGAGGAGAGCTGGCACCTGGCGCAGTTCGAGATCAGCGGCGACCCGCGCCAGGAGGGCACGCTGAGCCAGCTGGACGCGATCCGGGAGAGCATCTGGCATCGCGAAGACGGGGCCCAACTGACCGCAGCGCTTGGCGGAATTGACGAGGGTGGCCATGCGACCGAGGCCGTGCGCCGCTGGTGTGCCTCCCGTGGCGGCCTATGGGTGCCTACCAGGGGCCTGCCGGGAGACAAGCCGATCCTCGGCAAGGGAACGCCGGTCACGTTTGATGCCAAAAATAAAGCAAAGGCACGGGTCGGCAGGGACACCCTGATGTACGGGATTGGCTATGAGGCCTCCGTCAACCGCTGGGCTGCCCAGCTCGCAGTGAAGAGCCCAGGCCCCGGATATGTTCACCTCGGGCGTGGCACCAGCGATCAGACCCTCAGCGAGCTGTTCCCATGGAAACGGGCCCTGTCGTCCGCTCGATCGAACCGCGCCACGTGGAAACTGCCCCCCGGCAACAGGGACGAGGCCGGAGACTGCAGGCGGATCGCCTACGCGGCCCTCGGCCTGATCGGCAGGCGCTACGCCCGCCCTGACGTGATGTGGTCAGACCTGGAGCGGAAGGCACTGGAGACGATTGGCGGTCGTCAGCCAAAGGCTCCCGCGCCGCGCGATCCATCCGCACCTAAAAAATGGATTGATCGTGGCAGGGCCCGCAACTGGCTCAGGCGGTAGCAGGGGCTAGAATCCCGACATGGCTTACACATTGCAACAACTCCAGGAACTCAGGGCGGCCATTGCTGAGGGCGTCCTGATGATTCGCACGGTTGACGGGCAGGAAGTGCGCTACAGAAGCCTGGCGGAAATGAGGCAGATTGAAGCGGCCATGGTGGCGGAACTTGAGCCAAGCACATCCAGAATCAAGAGAACAGTCTTTACATTTGAGAGGGGATAATGGGAAAAAATAAGAAAAAACCAGCAAAAATAGTCAAAGTCTACAGCAACTTTGAAGGTGCAAGACAGGATCGCAGAACGGCTAATTGGTACTCTCAAGACACGGGGCCAAACAATACGTTGCGCAGGGATTGGCGCTGGCTTGTCAAGCGCCATCAAGACCTTGCAGATAATGATGGGCTAGCAAGGCAAGCCGTTGGTGTGATCGTTCAAAACTGGATTGGTGATGGGATTATGTCCAATCCTGTTAATTCCACCAAAAGATACGCCAATGCATACACTAACTGGTCAAGAATGGTTGAGGCTGATTACTACGAAACATTTAACAATTATGGAATGCAAGCATTGGGAGCACGAACGGCCACCGTCCGTGGCGCTTATTTGTTGCGCAAAAGAATCAATCCAGACCTGTTTGATAAATACGGAGTTGTACCATTGCAGCTGCAAGTCTTAGAGGCTGAGTGGCTAGACACTACAAAGGATAATGGCGTCGATATACTTTTTGGCCAGCAGTTCGACACAAGCGGAAGGCTGCGGGGCTATTGGATCAGAGACCAGCATCCCAATGAAAGCGTGTTGGGGCGCGGGATTTCGATTCAATCAACCCTTGTATCAAAAGATGAAATCAAGCTGGTTTTCGAGTGCTTGAGGCCGGGGCAACGCATGGGCCTACCGTTTGGTACGGCGGCAATTATGCAAGGTTGTTTGATACGATTTCACCTGGCACGGTTGAGCATATTCCCAACGGCAGAAGCTTCCAGGCCTTCCAGCCGCCACCCTCTGGCGACTTCTATCAAACCCAGAAAGTCTATGCTCGCATCGTGGCGGCAGCATACGAAATTCCCTACGAATCACTAACCGGAGATACTTCAGACGCCAACTTCTCAACATATCGCGGTCGCTGGCTGGAATTCCATCGTCGGATTGCTCACCTCCGATGGAACGTGTTCATTCCCAGCCACTGCGCCACGGTCTGCAAATGGCATGACGAGCTTGCTCGTGTGGCGGGGCTTCTGCGGGGACCTGCTACCTGGGAGCACACGCCACCACGGCGGGAGATGATTGATCCCACCAAGGAAATTCCTGCGCTGATAGAAGGGGTCAAGGCCGGCTTTATCAGTCTCTCTGAGGTTCAGAAATCCTTTGGCTTTGTTCCTGAAGAGGTTATGGATGTCTTGGTGAAAGACATCACGCGAGCCAGGAATGCCGGCCTGATGCTTTCCGTTGATGGCAAAAGCGATCAACGGGCCTTGCCCCCGGTAGAATCACCACCATCAGTAGGCAACCCATGAAAACTGCAATCAAGGAGCCCTCGCAGGGGTTTGCGGTCAACGCCTTTGCCAATGGCGTCACGATGTCTCTGTACGGGGATGTGGGCTTTGATGTGCTTGCCTCTGACGTAGCCGAAGCGCTGAAGAATGCCAGTGGCAAGCCGGTTTCGGTCCACATCTTCAGCTTTGGCGGTAGCGCTGGCGAAGGCTTGGCGATTTACAACATTCTCGACAGTTATCAAGGGGAAGTCACGACCGTAATCGATGGCATTGCCGCATCCGCCGGCGGCCTGATCTTCATGGCTGGCAAGAAGAGGGTCATGCCGGCTAATTCGCTCTTTCATCTCCATTCAGTCTGGGGAAATGCAAGTGGAAATGCGGAGAGAATGAGGACCGCTGCGGATCAATTCGACGCACACGAAGCGATCTACAAAAACATCTATGCACAGAAAAGCGGCCAAGAGGAGGCCGTCCTACAGGAGTGGATGGACGTTGGGCAAGGTGCGGGGACGTGGTTCAACGCCTCTGAGGCACTGGCGGCCGGGTTTGCCACAGAGGTGGCGGATGCACTGCCTGCACGGGCCTCCGTGCCCCTCCCCGAAGGTCGTTTTGCTGTATTGCCAGAGGCCGCATTAGCATGGGTTGGGGATTCGGTTAGAATCCACACAAATCCAGACACTGGAGCAATGGCCACTTCCGCCAGCGCCGCAGAAGCGGCCACCCCTGAACCTCAAGCACCTGCTCTCGCGTTGGCTGTTGAGCCTCCTGCCGCCGCCGTTCAAGTTCAGCCTGAGCAGGGCGCCGATGCTGCGGCTGTAAAGCGTGAGGTTGAGATCCGCCGCGCCGCTGCCTACGCCAAGATCAGCCCGGAGGAGGTTGACGCCCTGGTGGCCAGTGGCAAGCCTCTGAACGAGGTCACCATCGAACTCATCAAGGCGCACGCCAAGGCCACCGAAAGCCCCAGCCCCGCAGGCCACCCAGCTCGCATGGGCGTCACCCGCGACCAAGGCGACACCCTGGCGCAGGCCTTTGGGGACGAGCTGGCACGACGTGCTGGCCTGATCAGCGCCCCCACGGACATCGGCAAGCAGGTCTACGGATTCAGCGCTCGGGAACTGTGTCGCGCCTGGCTCGATCGCAATGGCGTGCAGACCGCAGGCAGGAGCGTCAACGAGCTTATTTCGATGGCGTTTCATTCAACGTCCGATCTGACGGCATTGTTTGAAAACACAGCTCAAAAAGCATTACGGGCTGGCCACGAAGAGGAGCCTCAAACCTGGACCCCTTTGTCTAGCAGGAGCGATCTTCCCGACTTTAAGAAAGCCACCGAAGTTGACTTCAGTGCTCGCCTAATCCCTCAGCCAATCAAGGAAGGGGGTGCATACAAGACCGGCGTGTTGAATGACGGTAAAGGTACATGGCAACTGTTTTCTTATGGCCTGGAGGTTGGCCTGACACGGCAGGCTGTGATCAACGACGACCTTAGCGCCCTCGGGGAGGTTCCAATGATGCAGGGGCGGGGATGCCGCCTGCTGGAGTCCAACCTGATTTGGGCTTTGTTGACGACCGGTAACCTTGGCGCAACGGTGACGCTGGATAACAAGGCACTGTTTCATGCTGATCACAACAACACCATCTCTGGTGGGACTTCCGTGATTGGTATTCCTGGAATGACCGCAGCAGAGCTTAAGCTCAGCACGCAAACTGACGCATCAGGGAACAGCTTAAACCTTGAGCCCGCTTTCATCCTGGCGCCTCGCCAGTTGAAAACCGAAGTCCTGCAGTTCCTTTATCCGATCAACTACTCTCCAACGGTGCTGACTGGAGCAAACGGCTCCAATCCGTATGCCGGTGCTGTGCAGCCGATCTTTGAAAATCGCTTGGCGGAAGCTACCAACGGCACCAAGATGTGGTACTTGGCCGCATCTCCCTCCCGCGTTCCCATGCTTCGTCACGGCTATCTGCAAGGCGAAGCAGGCCCCGTGCTCATTCAGGAGGAGAAGCGCAATCCTGATGTAATCAGCATGTTGGTTCGCATGGACTTCGGCTGCTCAATCCGCGACTGGCGCGGTTTCGTTCGCTCCGCTGGGGAGTGACCTGCACACCAATCATTAACCTCTGAGCACCTCCAATGAAGAACGCAATTCAGTTTGAAGCCGATTTCATCGACTACACCAACGGCAGCGGCTCTGCCATTGCCTCCGGTCAGTTGGTGCAATTCGGTGAACTCCATGGCATTGCCGTAGCTGACATCGCCGTCGGCGATACCGGCTCCCTCGCCCTGGAGGGGATCTACACGGTCCCCAAGCTCACCGGTGCATCGGCAGATGCCACCACTGCCGGCGGCGCTGTCTATTTCTCCGCTGGCTCCGTGTCTGGGAGCGATTCCAGTGGCACGCGGAAAAAGGTGGGCCATGCCATGGCGGTAGCTGCACAGGCTGCTACGACCGTGGCCGTGCGCTTGCTCAACTGATGAGCTGGGCCAGCCGCCAAGAATTATTGGTTCGCCTGGCCAACCGGCACTTTGACGCCGTCTCAGTCATCTGGGGCGGCGTTCAAGGTGAGGGCCTATTGCGCCTGAATTCACAAGCGGTAGTCAATGGCGAAATCATCGAAGTTGATGCGGTCATTGAAAATCTACCCTTCGATCTATTTGGAACGATTAAACATGGGGATGAGATTGTCGCTGGTGGCGTGAATTACGCGGCGATCCATGATGCTTTGCGATTGGGTGATGGCGCTTACTGCCGCCTCCCGGTCAAGCGCCTTGACCCAGAGGAGGCCCGCGAAGTGATCATCTGGGGTGGCGGTGCAGGGCCGATCACAACGAACCTGATCTATTCCGGGGGTGGGGCATGACGGCGGAACAGCAGATCTTCCTCGGCAGGATATGGCAGCGCTACGCCACCCCGGCCGAATGGGATGAGCTGGATCCAATCCTGTCCCCTGGTGAGTTCGCGATGGTGACGGTGGGCCCACCAACCTGTCCTATGACCCTGCAACCCGCCTCCTGGGGTCGTCCTCCGGCTCGGATGTCACCCTGCCACTGGTGGGCACTGTGGTTGCCGGCCAGCCCGTGGCAGGCCTCCAGACCGCCGCCGAGGCTGCCAGGTTGGCGGAGACGGGCTCCCCAACATTCGCGGGTCTGACGGTCGGCGGCACGGCCTACCTGTCGCACATCCACGGCGCATTGGCCGGCCCCCTCTACGACCACGTTCGAAACTCCTCCGGAGCATCCCTGGCGGCCCTGGCGCCCTACCGGATCATCAACAGCCAAGGCGATACTGACCGGGTGAACATCGTTGCCGCCCGGGCAGACACAGCCTCAGCGATGCCCGCGTCAGGGATCCTGATTTCCGCCTTGGGGAACAATCAGGACGGCCATGGAGCCGTCTCCGGCCCCGTGCTGGGCGTCAACACTGCTGGCCTCACATCCGGAGACCCCCTCTATGTGGCTTCCACTGGAGGCCTGACACCCACGGCCCCTTTGGAAAGGGCCCAGGTGGTGGCAATCGTGGGGCGGGTGCACGCAATCAACGGCTCGATCATCGTGCAGCTCGGCACGGTGAGGCCCACGGCGGCTGAGGTTGGCGCCGATCCTGCGGGGACCGCCTCGGATGCCATCACGGCTCACCTGGCGGCGGCGCCGCACCTGACCGCACAGCAGGCGGCGGCGGCGGCCCCGGTGCAGTCGGTGGCCGGTCGGACGGGAAATGTCACACTGTCTGCGGCGGACATCTCAGGTCTGGGCACTGCGGCGACAACGGATGCCGAAACCTACCAGCCTCGGACGACCCCGCAGGTCGAGGTTCCCTATGCGGCAACGGTAAACATTGATTTTTCAGCATATAACGGAAGGGTCGTTAAAGTGGGCACGCTGACTGGAAACATTCAGTTCACGTTTAGCAATATAGCGATTGGAAGGAACTGTGCAATCGTTTTGACCGCTGATTCGTCAACTAGGAATATAACCACGCCCGCGTCTGCGCCTTATTTTGCCAGTTCCAAGGTGGTCCCTCCGTCCAAGATCGTGCGGTTGTCTTTTGAGTGTACCGGGACCACCGAGGCCTCTGTGCATATCGGCTTTGCGTTGCAGCAGTGAGAAACTTCACCTTTCGAGATATTCCATTTCTTGCTGTATCTCAATCCTATGATTCACGCGTAGCTGATTGGATCGCTCGCGTTGAAGCTGCAGACGGTGCAGCGCTTCCCGCCGCCTATAAAGATGCTGTTAACACTCTAATCCTCACTCTTGATGCACAGGCATCGCCCAATGCTGGCGTGAGCAACCTTGCGGCACTGAAACAGCTAATCATTCCTGCAGGCCCGGCCACCATGGCGGGCTGTATGGTGCCATTCCTGAGCAGTATGCCAGCTGCCACAGCGGTTGGCACGGCAGGGGGGTGGGACATCATCAGGGCCCAGGGAGCAAGGGGTAATGGGACAAATAATTATATCAACCTTGGTCTTGGTGTGTCTGCGGTAACGGTCACGAACCGCTCCCATGGCGGATGGTTTGCCCTGGATAATACGGCGGGGACAAGAATAATGATCACCAACAGGGATGCGAGTAACGCTGGATCGGTCTATATGGACCAACTGAATACAACCCAAGTCAGATCGATCAACCATGGGACATCCATTCTTGCGACAACGCCTACGCCATCGACTGGTCTATATGGAAGCGTGCGACTAAGCACAGCACAGCAAATCCTTAAAGTCCCCGGAACCGCTGCGACAGCCTATACGGACGCCTCGCCGGCAACTGATAGCAGTGCTGCGAACTATCAGGCACTGGCAGCCGGCCTGCGCAATACTGCTTACTCAAGGCATCGCGGCGGGGTGATCTACGTGGGGAATGCAGTGAACATGGACACATTGAACACTGCCGTAACAACATTTATGTCCACCATTTCCAGCATATCTTTACGTGCCCCATGATGGTGAGATCGCCGCCTTCGCGACGTGCGATCCGCCAATCCTGTTGTTTCGCCCCCAGCCCACAACTCCCCCGCCATGGGATCCCGCCACGCAGGCGTTGGTGGAGGATCTGCCGATCTTGGTGGGTGATCAGTGGCGCCAGGCCTGGCGGGTGGAGGATCTGCCGCCGCAGCCCCCCGCGCCTGATTTCGACGCCCTGCGGGCTGGGATCCGCCAGGAGAATGGATTCCGGGGCGCCTTCATGGCGGCCATTACTGCGGACTTCATGGAGGTGGCACCCATCGTGTCCCGACTGGATGACTGGGAGCAGCAGGGGAACTGGCGGCCGTTCCTGGAATCGCTGATGATGGCCCTGGGCAAGATCAGCCCACAGGAGGCGGCCCATGTGGCACCGGAGTTCCTAGCCCTGGCCACCCGCTGCCACATGGATCAGGGGTTTCTGGAGGCTCTGCAGGCGGAACTGCCCGATGCCGGGTAGAATCGGGCCAACTCTGGAGGGTGGGTAGATTGGCGCCGTCGCAAGGGGGGACCTCCAATCAGGATCCGCGTGTGAATGACTTCCTGCGATGGAGTGCGGCGCTGTCAACTCCGGTTGTATTGGGAGCGGCCGCAATGCTGATCGGCCTACTTGTTTCCCTGAGGGATGCAACAAGAGATCTGAACACAAAAGTCACATTGATAGCGGAAAGCGACAGAAGACAAAAC